CACAATCATAAAAGCTTTGGAATATGGGATACCCAGTGTTCAAAGACAAGCCGCAATCAGCAATTGATGACATCCACATTTTGGCCACAGACTTACAGTCCAGTGGTTTTAATGCAACGCAATCTTTTGCGATACTTACTTTGGGATTTCGAATCATCGTGTAGACCTCACCATCAAACACTGGCTGTGTTTGACAGAAGATCACACGTTCTAACTCGTAGACAGTGGGTTCAACCTCCATCTCAAATCCATGGGCGAGGAAAAATGGATCAATGACCTGCCGAAGTGCGGCTTCATTCATTGTTTCGCAAAATAAGACACAATCATCACCATCATTGATCACTTTAACCTCAAAAGGTAGTGCATCAATCATGGTCCATAAAAGGCAACACGAAATAAGGCAATTGCCAAGTGATGTATTAACATCTCCTGACATCCTTGTTCCTGATGTTGTGTATTTTGCGAATCCATCTTTCATATTCACATAGCACTTGTTGTTAAGCTGCCATTTCAATAATGTAGCAAATTTTCGATCTCTTGGATAAAATAACTTGTAGACACGATGCTCAAAATCCAAAGCAGGCGTGCTAACATGTTGATCGAATCGTTTTGCATCGATTCCAATTGCGCATGGTTTCTTAAAGCTCAACCAAACATCATGAATAACTTGTCCACGTTGCCGTGAATTAAGACCTTTCAAGATGGTGGGTGTGGAAAACAATTGCGTATTGACAATGTTATAAAGTTGTTTCTCAATCGGCTTCATATACCGACCCGTTGACACTACATACCTTGGGCCACGTGGTGAAATGACCCGAGGAACCACTCTCTTCCCTGGTTTAAAATTATATTTCTCGAACTTAAGAAAAGTCGATACGTATGAATCCTTCTTTACAATAGGCTTGATCTCTAAAGATTTAACAGCATTTAGATACATTGTTTGTCTACGAGCCTGGTATGACATTGCAAACTGCAATGGCTTCATCGGGGTGGTAAATTTGGAATGTTTCTTAATGATGTCAAAGACCTTAAAGAGCCCTTGGGTGTAAATGTTGGGATAAGGTTGTGGTGGTGGCAAGAAAGCACCGGCGTTGTTAAGGCGCCAGAATACACGTTCTTTAATGCCACACTCTGCTGCGTCAATGGTGTTGTTGTAAGTGCGAAAATTCACATCTGGTGAGAGACCAGCGAGAATATATGTCTTCCGCAACTTAGCGAGGTGTCCCTTGTGTCTGATTACCGTCAAGTCGGGATGGTCGGGAGCAGCGC